CAGAAACCGAAAAACTTGATTCTTACATTGAGAAGAAAGTAAATGACATTATGGAAGCGAAAGCTAATGACCCAAAGGTGCTTGAAAAAGTAGCACTCCAGACTAAGTATGCTGAAGCAATGGCTGGTGCAACAATGGAAGCAGAACGCAAAGGGCAAACAACTGAATCTGGTCTTGACCAGTTTGGAAAATTTGCAATGGTTGTTCTTCGTTCTAACAATGACAAAGATAAAGCTCTTGCAATCGCAAAGAGTCAGTATCCAGAAAACAAGTTCCTTGAAGGATGCTTTAAGGCTTTGACCGTTGGAACACCTTCAGAGGGTGGGTTTGCAGTGCCTGAAGTTTTATCTTCGGACATTATCAAGTTCTTGTATCCTAAATTGGCATACAGCAAACTTGGTGGCAGACGAATTGATATGCCAAACGGCAACTTGAAATTGCCACGCTTTGATGCAAAAGCTTCCTGTACTTACTCAGGTGAAATCGGGAAAATTGCAGAAACAAGTCCTGTTATTGGTGGAGTAAACGGTTCTTCAAAGAAACTAACTGCTCTTATTCCGATAAGTAATGACCTGTTACGTTCTGCCAATCCTACTTTTGACGCTTTTGTAAGGGATGACCTTATTAATTCCTTGCAGTTAAAAAGGGATTATACCGCATTTTACGGAAGCGGTGGAGCAAACGAACCATCTGGTATCAAAACTCAGTTAGCCGCTAATACCGGATTGATTGGTTCTTCCAGTACTGTATTCACAGCGGATACTCCGGCATCAATGAAAGGTATGTTAATGGCAAAGAGCGTGCCCGGAATTAGTTTCGGATGGGCTTTTAACGGTTACCACTGGTCATGGTTGTATAATCTGAAAACAAGCACAGGTGCTTATATTTTCCGTGATGAAATGAATATGGGTAAACTCTTGGGAGACCCTTTTGTTGTATGTAACCAGATTTATTCTGATAACCTTGCAGGTGGAACAGCACCAACTTCCAGCAATTATGGAGATATGTTCTACGGAGACTGGTCAGAGTTTATCGAATTCGTACAGTTGGATATGGAACTTGCCGCTTTCAAAGAAGCAAGTTATGTAAATACCGCTGGAGTAACTATTTCAGCGGCACAGAACGAGATGACTGTTCTTCGTGCAATCTCACTTCATGACTTTGGATTGAGACACACAGAGTCTTTCGTTTGCAGTACTAACAAGTACAGCTTGACCTAAGAATAATGGTTTGCCAGACAGCACCTACGTTGTTTGGTAAACTTTATTTTATGAATCTTGTATGAGGTTCAAATAGAAGGTAGGGAGAAAAGAAAATGAGAAGTAAACTTATTCAGCAAGTCGATTCGGTCGTATCAGTACCAACGGTAGTAATTACTGCAAGCAGTAGTGCTTACACCAAAAAAGGTACAGGGTTCAAACACGTTGACACCAACGGAGTTTTAGGCAGAACAGATTCTATGGTAGTTTTGACAAATGTCGGATTATCCTCTGGAGCAACTGCAACTTGTACCATGAAAGTTCAAGAATCAGATGACGACACAGATGGAAACTATGTAGATGTAACCACAGCGGTTGCGCTTCCTGTAGTTTCTGTTACCAGTTCTGCCGCTTCACTTGTTCAGTTTTTCTTCAAAACAGCAGGCTTGAAAAAATGGGTACGTGTTGTAAATGTTTTTGCAACCGCAGGGGCATCCGATACTGTTCCATTCGCACAGCAGATTGTTAGAGGGGATGGTAATATTGAATCATTGCCTCGCTCAGCAGTAGCTACTGTTTATTCTAAGGCTTAATTTTAAGGGCGGGGAGTAAAATCCTTGCCCTTTCGAGGGAAACATGGACAATCTTGATAGAATGATTAATCCAAAGGAAAAAACTGATGGCACTGATAAACGCATTAACGACTTTGGCAAACGTAAAATTGATTACAGGTATAACGAGCAATACGACAGACGCCACGTTGGAACTGTTAATCAACAGAGCGAGTGCAAAAGTACGGAATTATCTCGGTAGGACGCTAAAAAGAGATATTTACACTGAAATAATTGCACCTACAGCCAGACAAGGGCTTTTAGTAAAAGAATTTCCTATTATATCAATAACCTCTATTAAAAGCAGTAATGTAGACTTAGTGCTTAATACGGATTATAGATTGGATTCTCAGGACAAAGAAAAAGGTTCAATTTACAGACAAGTCGGATGGGAACCAATTAATTTAGTTTCCGGATTAACAATGGATATAATGGCAACAGCCAGAACAATAGATGTAATTTATGTAGCTGGATATTATTTACCAGCAGATTCAGGATATGTGGCAGGTGCAAGCGATTCACTTCCTATGGATATTCAGGGAGTGGTAGACGAACTTGTTTCCGAAAGTTATATGAAAATCAGAACTCATGCACAAGGTTTGACTAACTATTCAGAGGGGAATATTTCTTTTGGATGGGATAAAAAGCAGGGAGCTACAGCCTTTGGTTTTTCTGAAGAACACGCTCAGATATTAAACAATTATAAACGATGGGTAGTGGCTTAAAATGGAAATATGTTCCGTCTGGTAGTTGGTTAACTCCTTTTCCAGCTATCGGATAGGAACTTTTTATAAAAGGATATTATGTTAGAAAATGCAACTGTAAGTGTTTATATTCCGGTAATTACAACAAACTCCAAAGGTACTCCAGAAAAACAATGGGGTTATAAACAGTCTCCAGTTGTTGCACCTGTAGAGATATTGAAAGCAGATGTTCAGCCAAAAGTCCTTTCAAGCACTCAAATAATGCAATATGGATTAACAGACAGGGATTGTAATGCAAAACTAATGTATTTCGAGTTCTGTTCTAATATAGTTGAAAATCGTAGGGTTTACGTTGTTAGTGATTTTCCTAACGAATTACCAAGATATTACGAGATAAAAGGCGTAAATATGTGGTCCATTCATGGAGAATGTTTGCTTATTCCGGTACAGGGTGAATAAATGACAAATGACCAAGCAAAAGCAGACTTAAACAAACAGATAAAAAATATGCAACTTAAAATGCTTGCAGATGCAAAGTTGGTAACTGATAAAAAAGAACTTGCAGTAGGTCAAGCTTGCATGATGATTCAAAGATCGGCAGTAAAGGGAATACAAAATACTCCAACAAATCCAGAGGTAAGTTACGGTAAAAAAGGACACCATCCTTCTATTGCTGGAAATCCTTTCGCTTCAGATACCGGAACAGCAATACGGTCAATTACTTTTAATGTTGTAAATGAAGGAACAAGAATTATTGGTAAAGTCGGTTCAACTATTCTTAATCCGCCTTATCCAGCATATTTGGAAAATGGAACTAGTCAAATGCAGATGCAACCGAGACCGTGGTTATTGCCAGCAGTAGATGAAAACAGGGCATTGATTAAAGAGAAATTCAAAGGGATATTAAACCCAAAGATAGGTATAAACGATGTTACTAACTAAAGCATGGGTATACAAAATGTTTTCTACAGACTCAGCTTTGCTTGCCTTGATTGGAGCAACAGGGCATATAGTAGATGCATGGGCAGAAAAAATAAACACTTTCCCTTTGGTTATAATTCAAGATGATACACAAATGGATGCGGAATTCGCAGACAATTTACCGACTGTTTCAAAATTAAGAATCAGGATAGATGTTTTTTCTAAACTTGACTTAGTAGATACGGATGATATTGGATATGAGATTGCAAGAATAATGAAAATGCAGTATTTTACTTGTGGAAGTAATGGCGAGGTGCAAGACCCAGTAGAAGGTGTAAGGCATCGAGTTATGAGATTCAGCCGTGAATTATTCACGAGCGATATTATTTAGGAGGAACGTATGGAAAACGGACCAAAAATTGGACTAGATAAAGTCTACGTTGCCGCGCTCGATGAAGGCACGGACTTGACCACTGGAGCACCAACATACCAAACACCAGTTTTGTTAGCAGGTGCCGCTTCATTGAAAGGCAATCCGAACGGACAAATGGGTACAGATTGGGGTGATAATGGACCCTTCTTTGTATACAATTCACGAGGTAACTTACAAGCTACTCTTGACCTGATTGACGTTAATCCAATTGTTTTAGCGGCAATGTTAGGACAGACCAGAGCAAATGGAATTACTGAAGGCGGTTCTCTTGACCAGTCTAAGTGGTATGCACTTGGATTTAGAGTCTGGATTGGCGGTTCTGATACTGCAAGCGTTGACCCAGCCGACAGGATTTACGAATATTTCTGGTATGCAAAAGGAAAGTTTGCTATTCCAGAACAAGGTGCTGATACAAAAAAAGAAACAATTAGTCCACAGCATACTGTGTTGACAGCCGAATTTGCACGATTGAATTACAACAACGTGCTT